CATTTCAAGATAATCTTCAAAACGTAGTCTAGTTTCAGACTCAGCCTTTAGATACCATAAATATCCAGATGTTCCGTCTTCAGTAGCAACTTCAACCCACCCAATTTGAGCAGTATCAGAACCATTAATTTCGTACTTATCTTTGATAATTACAGGTCTGTTAGAGAACTGGGTGAAAGATGGCTCAATAGAACCTTCCATTCCGTCAGTACCTTTTTTAAACTCAGAACCATATACAAACATGTTTACATTATTTGTATTAAGTAATCCTGCTGGAACTGTATCAGCTCCGTATATTTGAGCTTCAAACTTAGTGTCATTAGTAGTTAAAGCTGTAACTAAAACTTTCATTGTTACTAAACCTGTAGCTTGGTCAGATAAAAGAACTGTTTGACCAACTCTTACAGCGATTTTTGATAAATTACCACCGCCTGGACCTGTTCCAGTTAATAGTGGTTCAACTGTAATTTTTGCAGTAGAAGTACCACTATTAGCAACGCTAATGTTAGCAGCTAAACTTTTGTAAGCAACGTGAAGTCTATTTTGTTCAGACCAAATTACTTGATCAGAAGTCATAGGCATTTCAGCTCCTACCATTCTCAAGAAACCAGACAAAGTCCTATTTCCGTATCTTTCTACTTCGGCTTCATAAAGTTCAGGTAGATATTGCTGAGCAAAATCTTTACCAGATCCAGTATTAAACTCTAGAAAGTTTGATGAAAGTGCCATTCTCTTTTGCGCCGGCACTATTGACGCAGGGAAACTCCCTCCAGATAAACTCATTTATTTAGTTTTTAGTTTTTATTTTTTGTTTTAATTTTCAACTTAGAACTATCAACGCCAGACACTGCTTTAACTTTTAATCCGCCAATAAAAATATCACCATTATTTTGAGGTCGTGATGATGCTTCTATATTTTTAGATTTATCAACTACATCTTTAATTCCATCGGATTTACCTTGTTCATAAAAATGTTTAGCTATAGTATCAGCATTTCTAGCAGCAAACATAGCTTTGTGGTAGCCTTTATGATCGGCTATTGAACCATCTTCATTTAAGAACATCTTAGTGAATTCTGATAACTTAACCTGTGTCTTGCCTACCTCTTGAGCATTATTAATATTATAACTAAACTTCTTTTCTCCTACGTTAAACTCAAAACCTTTGAAATCATCGGAAAAATATTCGTTAGTTAAATCAATAAACTCTTGCTGTTGTGTATTTGCTCTTGCTTGTTCTTTGTTGTATCTATTGAAAAAGTCCGTTGCTTTTTGTTGATCTTCGGTTATACTAGGTCTCAACTTGATCTCTTCGTAATATTTATCCTTAGTCTCTTCCAAAAAACTCTTGGCATTTGCAATTTCTTCTTTAAAGGCGAGTTTCTTTTTCTTTATATCTCGCTCTTCATCCAACTCTTTATCAAATCCAAACTGATCTTCCATTATAAAATCAATTTCTTCATTGTCTAAATGTGGCTTAGTACTTTTGTAATATTCTCTTAATAAAGTATTTTCATCAACACTAGAAATATCAGTGTCTAATCTAACATAATCCTTAACAGTTCCACCTGTTTCTTTCATGAACTTAACAAGCTTATCTAAACCTTCAGGTAGTTCTAAGTTTAGTTGAGGTTTTGTTTCTTTTTTTACTTCTTCTTTTTTTTCCTCAGTTTCAGTAATTTCTTGTATAATAGGTTCTGTTGATTCTTCTTTTTTTAAATCAACTTCTTCTTTTACCACTTCTTCTACTTTTTTCTCTACCTCTTCTTTTACCTCTTCTTTTACCTCTTCTTCTACTTTTTCTTTATTAAGATTTATTTTCAATGGAGTGTTTTCTTTAATTAATTTATTTGGTTTTTTCTTAATTTTAAATTCGCCTTGAGTCAACTCTCCTCCTTTTGTTTCTTTTATTTCTTCTGACATAATATAATATAATAGTTAATAATTACTCTACTATTGCTTCGGGTATAGAGTCTTGTGCCCCGCCACCTTGTTTAAAATCTATAGGTGGTAAATTTAAATTTCTTTGATTAATCATTTCACTTTGCTGAGTACCTTCAATCTTTGTTCTTGTATCTTTTCTATCTTCTATTAGCTTTTCTTTTTCAAAAAGTCTATCTACTTCCATTTGTTTTAACTCTTTGTCAAACTTGAACTGCATCTGCATCATTTGTTTTTTCAACTCTGCATCTTGCTGCATTTTGTTTATTTCAAATTCTGATTTACCTTTAGCTATTTGAAGAGTTGTCTCTGCTAGCGCTTGTTGTTTTTGCATTTCAGCCAATGTAGCTCTTTCACTAGACTCTGCATTTGCTTGAGCTTGAGCTTGTATGTTAGCTTGAGACTTTTGTTGATCTTCAGCAGCTTTCTGTTTTCTTTTAATCTTTATATATTGATTAGCTAGCTTTAAGTTTTTAATATCTCTTATCTCTATAGCATCTTCTAAGTTTATAGATTGTGACTGTAATGCTACTTGTATGTTTTGCTCTAGTTGAGCTTTTTCTTCCTCGTCTGGAACTAACTCTAAAAATATACCAAACTCAAACATATTTAAATTCTGCATGTCTTCTAATGTACCTACGTTGTAAGAACTAATACTTGACTTTAGAGCTTCTTTAGTTAGAGGAAACTCTAGCATGTCAGCTATTCTTAAAGATATATTTTCGCATGTTCTAGCTGATAGATATAAACTAGCTTGTACTATATGTTTAGTTGCTGTATTAGAATTAGCAGCAGCAAGCTTTTGTAAACCTACTAAAGAATCTTTATTTGGCTGACTACCATCTCTAGCTTCATTAAGACCGGTAACATCTCTCATCATTTGTAGATAATATTGATAAGTTTGAATTAAAGACTGCATCTTAGCAGCTCCTGATCCGGATTGTAGCTCTTGTATTGGAACTTTACCTGGGTTTGCGCCACCATCTTGAGTCATCGATCTACCTAATATACTACCAGTTTGAAAATACATATTCAATGCTTCTGCTGGATTATAATTAGTACCATTACCTAAGTCAACTTCTGCTAACCCATCTACATCTAAGAAAACACCATCTGGCACTGTTCTAGCTAAAACTTGTTGAAGCTTTAAATGAGTTAGTTGGATCATATCAGCAAAACCTGTCATTCTACTAACTAAGGACTCTATACGACCCTTATACATCTTAGGAGCGCATATGTTATAATTCATATTTACTTTAACTAAATTAGAATCTGGTCTTACCATATTCTTAGCTAGCTTCCAGCTTAACATCATGTCGTGGCCTAAAATTTTTGCTCCTTGATACAATACCTCTATAGATCTTGATACTCTATCAAAGTTATCGTTTTTAGGTGGATTAAAAGTATCTGGTTTTTCAATAGCTTTTTCTAAGCCAGTGTTAGTTTCTTTTATTTTAAAAACTTGATTACTATAAGTTTTATACTCATAATACAAAACAGCTACACTATTGTTGTCTTGTCTGCCGTTAAATTGATAGTTGTAGCTAGCGCTACCAGGGTACTGCTGTATTGTTTCTAAATCTTCATCATCTAAGTAAGGAAATTCTTTTTTAAGTTCATTTAAACTTATATATTTAACTTCCCCTACGTACCATATATCTTGAAAGTTTGGATCATCAGTATATGAATAAACTAAGTCAGCCGGATCAACGTACTTTACAGTAACACCTTCAGACAAGTTAAAAGAAGTTTTAACAGCGCCAATGCCTAAAACTACTAAATCCTGCGCCATTCTTCTTCTGGTAAGTTCGTACTTGTTAAATGCTAAAGTGTTGTTTATAGCTTCTTCTTCTGCAATTTCAATTGATTGCTTGTAAGTTAATTGCATATGTACATCTAATTCTTCTCTATTTTGAGGAAGATCTTCTGGATTAGAAGTAGAATACATATTCATGCCTGTTACACTCTGTATTTGATCTATAAGTTTTTTTGCTTCTATATCTCTTAGTAGAGCTTCTGCATATTGAGTTCTTTTCTTTATTGACTCTGGATCTTGAGCATAAGCTTTAACATCATATAGCTTGCCATCCATGCCATTAACTACTATATCTACAAACTTAGGTATAATAGGTACTGGTTTCCAGTCTAAATTTAAATAAGATAAATCACCATTAATTGCTAACTCGTCTTTGTATTTTTGAACTGTTTGTTCGCCTCTCGCGTATAATCTTAAATTTCTAAAATTATTATAATTAGTGTTATACCTGCCTGACACGCCAGTTCTAGTACCGCTAAACCAATCTCCTTCAATCGCTCTACCAACTTGCCTGCCGTAGTCTAAACTTTCTTTAACCTCGTCAGGTACCACCTGATCCGGGAATGAACTGCCATTATAAGTTTGTATTTGCATTTATTTTTTTATTTTAGATAAACTTCCTTCGTTATTATATTTTTTTATACCTAAATCAATACTTTTTTTAGTAATCATAGGCACGGGCGTATACTTGTTTTTATTACAAGCCATTATTGCCAAACCAGAGCTTATAGAAGCATCGTGCTTTGTCCTGTTGTTTATGTCAAAAGTAGCCCAGTCTTCTAGTGTTTTTTGAAAATACATATCACCATATTCTTCGTTAGAATATCCAATGTGAGTTTCTATATAAGATTCAATAGCAGCCGCGTGAGCTTGCTTAATGTCTTCACTTGAATTAGGTATTCCACCAATTTCTTTTTCTGTTGTAGATAATTTATTCCAAATTTTATCTGGTCTATTTATTGAAAAACCTCTATAACCTCTACGTTTAAAATAATATAATAATCTAGGTTTATTATTTTCAGCTAATATTGGCATGCCGTAGAATATACAAGCCATCAATACGTCTTCAAAGAATATCTCAGCTGTTTGAGGTCTTGATATATACTCTAAAAAGAAATGATTAGGTGGAGCATCTTCCATGGAAAATTTAGTTAATCCGTGTAGCGATCCATTAGAACCTTTACCGTCAACAGTACCGCTAATGTCGTAAGAGTCACAACCAAAAGCTCCAATATGCTCGTTGCCTGGATATTTAATGCCATTTTTTATTATAACTTTATTTTGTAATCCTAAATTTGGTACCCAAGAAACCATAAATCTACCTTTATCATTAGGGTAGAATACAACTTTAGTATCTTTAACACCATTTACCCACTGGAAATTACCTTTAGAAACTCTACTTAAATTATTTATTTCTTCGTTGTAATCTATTTGTTGGTATATTTTAGTTAAATTAAATATAGACTGTTTTGATTCGTCTCTGAAAGCATGTTGTTCAGTTCTTGGAAACTGTCTGTAATATTCATTTAAACTGTCTTGATCATTTTTTAATCCTTCAACTTCATTTTCCCAGTGCTCAATAACGCCTGTTGTAATGTCGTAACCGTCAACTCCTTTGATTGGATTTTCTTCTCTAATGAAAACAGGTAATCCGTAAGAATCCATGAATCCTTCGTAGTTCCATTCCATAGGGACGAACAAAGAATAGAGTCCAGAAGAAGTTTGTCCGTTACGATTTCTCTTTGTAACGTCTGAATTATAGTATAATTTTTTGAAGTTGTTTCCACCTTTATCTAATGCGTTTGAAGTTGAACCCATCATACACTTGCCTACGATTCTTGATCCTAGCCTTAGTGTAGTCTTTGTAACTCGCCAGTTGTTTAGTATGTTGTCTGGTCTTTCCCATTTTCCACTTTCATCATGTGCTAATAATTTTAATTTCTCACCATCGTAAGAGTTGTCGCCGGTATTTTTCCAGTCAATAGTTGTGTCAAGTCCATCTAGTTCTCTTAGTTGCTCATTACTCTCAAGCTTTCTTCTAGTAAGTTTTGA